ACTATATGTTTCTTTTCAAAGTCTATAACAGGTACCGTAGGAAAGGCTGCACACATCTTTCTGTCTATTTCGGCCGCCTGTATTATATCTGTAAATTCTGGTGATCTTCCATTAAACTCTTTCCACATAGTATTCTTGTGTTCTAATTTTTTAATATCATCTGGAAAGTTTGTTTTATATTTGTAAAAATTTGGAGTTTTGACAACCACATTATAATTATTCTTATCATTTTCACCAAAGAAATCATAGTTACCTAGTTTTTCTATTTTATCTTCATAAAAGTCTAATATTAAATGTTCAACATATAGTATATCCGGATCTTCTAATATTTCTGGATACTTTTTTCGTACAAAAGAATTAGATAATACTGAGCATATAAAATTAGGGTACTTTTTAACTTCAGATATAACTTCACGTAAATTTTTAATTAATCCTGGTTCACCTCCTAATAAACATATTCTTACTTTATAGTCTTTTAAGTATTCTAATGTTTGCTTTAGAAAATCCATATCTACTGTAAGATTTCTCATCTCTAAAGTATAGCTTGTACAATAATGGCAATTCTTATTGCAAGACATAGATAAGAAGAAATCTATGGCCAAATAATTGTCTTTTATTTCTCTAAATGTTTTCATCTAATTTATCAAAGAAGAATTTATTAAATGCTATACTTAATTTTTCTTTAGATACCTTGTTAAAATTTACATCTTCATAAAACCCAGGCGTAAGATATAATTTTTCTATAATATGATGGTAAATATCTTCAACTGGTTTAATTGAGTTTTTATCTAGTGTTAAATCTTTTATAATTTTTTTAACCTTAATACATAGGTCAATAGGACACTTGTTTGTAATATCTATCATATTATTTTTTTCGTCAATATAACATATCTTATTAAAAGATGGACTAGTAATTATATTCATATATGGTAGTTAAAATTTTAGTTGTTTCTTCTAATGTTAACCAAGGATGATTTGGTATAGACAATATTGTATCACATACTAATTGAGTATTTTTACAATCATCTTTTCTATACGATATATTTTGGTACATAGAATTTTCTGATATAGGTTTATCATAGTGTATTTGAGCATTTAAATTTTCTTTAATAATATCTCTAGTTTTTTTATCATTAAATCTTATAACATACTTACTATAGATATGATTAGGATTTTCTTGTATTATAATAGGCAAGTTTTTTAACTCTCTATTAAATGATCTTGCTATGGCCTGTCTTTGATTTTCAAAAGTTTTTAATTTTTTTAATCTAAAATTTATAACTTCAGCATTAAATAATAACATTTTGGAGTTACGTCCTAATATTTCAAAATCATCACCTTTTCCCATTCTTCTTAATTTTTTAACTGTGTTTGCCTTTTCTTCATCATCTGTTAGAAATGCACCACCGCCTGCTATACCAGCAATTGGTTTATTGGCTGCAAAACTAAATGCACTACAATGGCCTATTGTGCCTGCTTGTTTAGCTCCAATAGATTGACAAGCATCTTCTATAAAAATTATATTCTTTTCTTTACAAAATTCTATAATGTCTTTTGTATCAGACACATTACCAAATAGATGAGGATAGATAATTGCTTTTGTCTTATCTGAATACATACGTTTGATACTTTTTAAAGACATATGATACGTGTTTAAATCAATATCACAAAATACAGGAGTTGCATCAACCATAGAGATACAAGCAGCTGTAGAAATCCAAGAGAAGTTGGTTACCAATACCTCATCTCCTTTTTTAATATTATGACTTAATAAAGAAAAGTATAAGGCGTCTGTACCACTATTAACGGCCACAACATACTTTCTGTTTACAATATTTTTAATACTTTCTTCTAAAAACTCTACGTTAGCTTCTTGTTCACGTACCATTATATTGTCAAAGAGTAATTGATAACTGTCTTTATTCTGTAAGTATTCTCTATCCCAGCCGTTCATTTATTTCCTTCATTAAAACGTTTATATTGTCTTTATTAACCTTGTCTGTAAGACAATTGGACGGCCTATTATAATAAACAGAACCACCATCTTTAATATTTTTATCTCTTAAATAAACAAAACCTTTTTTAAAATATCTACACTCTTGCATTAATCTTGGTGCAGGATCAAAGTAATCTTTTGTATAAACATATGTATCAAATAGGCCTAATAAGTTTTCTACAGGTACGAAAATATGATTATTGTTCTTATCTATATATTCTTCATCATAAGCAAGTATTCCGTGTGATGTATAATCTTTAATTACCTTTTGTGTTGATTGATAGTATTTTTCGTTTGTTCCTAAAAACAAATATTTAAATCGTATATTATTTTCAATTGGTTTATATATGCTAAAGTTTATAATCTTTTCAAATTGTTTGCCTACGCCGTTTGGATATACATCAAAATCACACAGATCGGATACATTTTTAGTTTTAAAATAATTTAATGCTTCAAAATATTCTTTAGGATGATTTTCTGAATATACAGATATTAAATTGTTCTTAAATAATAGATTTAAAGTTAACATCTGATCCATTGTATAATTTTTTCTATTCAAGTATGGTATTGTTAACATACTTCTACCCATAATTAAACTAATTTCTTTTGATGTGGGATTATATTCATCAAAAATTACGTTTTGAAAATTTATATATTTGCTTTTAATTGCGTTTGAGTAATCATCCGTTGTATGTTTAGGATCTGTAACTACAATTAATTGCGATTGTATTCCAAGGAAATTTAAATAACTACAGTGTTCATAACTGTAATGTAATAGGCCATCACCTGGTTTACTAGTACATATTATATTAACGTTCATAGTTTATTATATCACAAAACACTTAAAAAATCAAGTTATCTGGACTTATGCAATGATTACAGTTATATTTATATAGTATAAATAAGTATATGATTATTAATGAAGTGAAAAGATTTTTTGAGAATACTGATGAACAACAAAATGATTTTGGTTGGTACGAATTTACACTTGAAGAATTAGGTCTACCTTCTACGAATAAGATTTTAGAAGGCATAAAAAAAATAGAACAAGAAGTTGAATTACAAGGTTGGCGTACTAAACACGGCACGCATCAAAAATACAAAGGTTTTGGCCTCTCTTATAATCCTACATTTTTTGATAAAACAGAAAATATCTATCATCAAGTTTGGGGATCAAAATTATTAGATCAATATTACGGTTTAGAAAAAGGTGCTGGAGATCATACTCAAATTAAAGATACATACCACGATACTTTCGGCTTTAGAAAAATTGATGATGTTATTCAAAAACATTTAGGTTTCTTTTTAGATAGATTTAACTTTCACATTTCCAGAAGTAGAGTCGCATACATTTTTGGATATGGCGAAGAACCTAAAAAAGAAGGTGGTTGGCACGTTGATGAACCAACAAGTCAATTATTACGAGTTAATATACCTGTTCAAACAAGTGATGAATATGTTATGCAATGGGGAGATAAAACATATCAATTAGAATTAGGAAAAGCATATTTGTGGAATACAAGAAAACCCCATCGTCCTACTATTATTAAAAAAGTTGAAACAAAAGAACCTAGAATTAATATTGTTATGGGATTGACACCTTGGTTAGAATATGATAGTATTACCGATACATACAATAAAGGTAAATATTTCGGCAAACCTATCAAAGAAATAGTTGAAGAAAAATTATTTGTTAAATGAAAGCATTTGAAATTAAAGAGTTTAAGTATAACAGTAATGAATTAAAAGAAGTATATTTAAGTAATAATAATGAGTGGGCAAAATATGGTGAAGATGAAAAACTTACTTTACATACTCAATATGTTCCTTTAGATCATCCTATAATCTTAAAACATATACAACAAATTAAAAATTATGAAAACGTAATTGAAAACGTAAAGTTTTTTAAAACACTCACACACGCAGGTGTAGGTCCTCATAGAGATAAAAGAAATGTTGCAATTAATATACCTGTTATTGTTGATAAAGATAGCTATATTGTTTTTTACGAGGCAAAAGAAGAATTAGATGCAGTGTTATCGTTGAAAAACGGTAAGAAATTGACAACAGCAAAATATTATAAAATAGACCAATCACAAACTGTAGACACTTTTCATTGTCAAAACGTATTTTGCATAGATACAAGTCAAATACACGGTGTGGTAAATGAATCTACAAGTGATAGAGTAATATTAAGTATTAGTTTTAAAGATACGTATAATGACTTTACAACAATTAGGAAAATGTATGAAAACGGTAAGTTGTTATGAAAGAAATAATACCAGAAGAAAGTAATTTTAGAATAGTCTACTTAGATATTGTACATAGATGCAATATGGAGTGTGCTAATTGTTATTTACCAAATAGAGATTTTGCAGATTTAGAAACAGATAAAATATTACATTTTATTAGTAGATTTAAAAAACCTACTGAATTTAGATTTATAGGTGGAGAACCTACATTACATAAAGATTTACCTTATATTATAAAACAAGTTAATGAAATGACTATTATACACAGAACCACTGTAGTAACAAATGGCCTTAGAATGTCAAGTGGTGAATATGTTAAACAATTAAAAGAAGCCGGACTAAAAACTGTTTATTTAAGTATGACAGGTTTTGATGATGACGAAGTTTATAAAATTACTGATAATTTAGCTTGTGCAAATAAAAAAATAAAAGCATTAAATAATATCATAAACAACAAACTAAGACTAGCATTAGGTTGTATTGTAATAAAAGGTCTTAATGAACACGTTATAGATAAAATAAAAAATAGATTATATAATAGTGATATTAGAGTAGGCACCTCGGTTGAGTTTAGAAATGTTGGACAAGTTGGTAGGTATATGAGAGGTAAAGGCACAAATGAAAACTATGATTTTGAAGATTTAAAAAATCTAATATTTGAAAAATTTAATGTAAAGAAACCGGACTTATTAGAGTTTGATGGTTATAGTTACTATTTACAACTAGGTAAAATTAGAATAAATATAACAGATTGGAAAACAGTCAATGAAGGATTTAACCAACAAACAAATTCTATAAGAGGAAGATTGACGCCTAATTGGACAGTGGCGCCTTTCTTAGAACATATAAAAGAAAATGATGGTGGGTATTAATGAATAAACAAAAATCATATTTAATGTACGTATTTTGGCCTGCACAAATTATAGCTTTATTAGCTATTATATTTACAACACCTAATTGGTTATTTTTATTTTTAGGTTGGGTATTATTTTGTGGATTAGGTTCTGCTGTTATTTTACATAGAGTAATAAGCCACAAATCAATTAAAATAAAAGATTATTTAAAAAACCCTTTATTATTTTTAGCAACACTTTGTATTCAAGGAAGTCCTTTATGGTGGGCAGCTGTACATAGAAATATGCATCACAGAAATGCAGACAAAGAAGGAGACCCACATAGTCCTAAAGACGGATTGTTACACGCATATATTGGTTGGATACACGACCCTAAAATAACTAATATTAATTTAAAAAGTATTAGAGATATAGTTAGAGATAAGTTTCATTTATTTTTATACAAATATAATAATCTAATTATATGGTTAACATTTATAATTTTAGGATTAATTAATTTTGAATTTATGTTATGGTTCTGGTTAATACCAGCGGCCTGGTCTTATCATCAAGAGTCGTTGGTAAATGTATTATGTCATACTGCAAAAGTAGGATATAAGACTTATAACACAAGTGATAATGCCGTTAACATTCCTTTACTTGCTTTAATTACTTGGGGACAAGCACTTCATAACAATCATCATTTTGATACTAAGTCTTATAATTTTGCAAAAAATAAAAAAGAATTTGACCCTAGTGTAATTTTTTTACCTTTTATAGAAAAAAAGGCTCTTTAGTATTTGAAATTTTTTTGTAAATGACGTGTTGAATAGCACTTTTAGAAGTACCATTTGTTACTCTTTTTTTTTCTTCACACAGCTCCCAACCAGGACTGTATTCATTAGCCTGTGTAATCCATTTTTTTAAATAAAGTAATTTAGTTTCTTGCGATACAAATACATAATCTTTATTAATACTTTTGCAATAACTTATTTGGTGGTCGTGTATAAGTTTAGATATGATGCCAAAAGCGGGATTTTTCCATTCAAATTTTTTGTTTCTTAATAAACGATTAAATATTCTACTTGTATTTGAGGGCCAAATATCTCTATCTAAAACAGAAGCAAATGCTATTATTTCTTCTTTATATATTATAACAGATATTTCTTTCGATTCATTAAACTGTAAATTATCTATAGTATAATTATCTTTTAATTTGTCGTTTGTTTGACTAAAAGAATTAAACAAATCAAAAAGTTTATCTTTAAAAGGTAGGTAAGATTGTTTATTTAAGACTTTATATTCACCTATATCATTAGGTAAGAGCATAAATCAATCATAATCATTAGTGTTTATTAATTCTTCATTTATATATGTTACTATATTATTGTCGCTATTGTAAATATAAAAATCTTTCATAGCTTCTTCTATAGCAGGTATTTGACGCCACAATATTTTTGATTCTTCATCTTTAAAATCAATTTGATAAATTCTTGTAAATTCGTCTGCTGAATGTTCTGCAAAATAATTTAATATCTTTCCTTGTGATTTAAATTCAAATTTTGCGTTTTCCATAGCAGGAGTACTAGGAAAAAAAGGAGTACTTAAACTCTCTCTTACTAATCTTACTGTGCTTCTAAAAACTGTTTTTGGCATATGATTATTTATATGACTATTTATGCTGTATAAATAGTATTAATAAAATTAATTAAAGGAGTGATTTACAATGGCAATTACAATTAATGGTACTGAATATGACGAAACTAAGTTTGATGATGTATTAAAAAATTACATCATAGCAAGACAACAAATACAAGGCAATAGAATTAATATAATTATGGAACTTGAAAAAATTGACGTTCTTACAAACTATTATGATTCTAAAATTAATGAAGAATTAAAAAAATTAGAAGAAACAAAAGAAGAAATAAAGTAATAAATGGCATATATTGCAAATTTATATATTGATGCCGGTGCATCTTTTTCAAGCGATGTTTTCGTTCAGAATAGTGATGGCACAGCTTTTAGTTTAGCTAATCACACGGCTCAAGGAAAAATGTCCAAAGGATATTCTAATAATTATGAAAGAGTATATTTTGATATTACGATCTATGAAGCTGATGGAATTGTAACTATAAAATTAGACCCAGATACAACAGCTCTATTAGAAGATGGCCGTTGGGTATATGATGTAGAGATAACTAATAATCTCGATAGTACAGTAACTCGTGTGGTGGAAGGTATTATTACTGTTTATCCTGGCGTAGTTTCTGCTTATACTTCTTAATCAAAAAATTTATTTGTAGGTATTTTTATTTCAATATTGTTTTTTGAAAAATGATAATCTCCGTCTGGGCCATTATCACAAAACGGTCCTGAAATCAATCTAAAACCTAAATTCTCAACATACTTAATTACTTCATCTCTTAAAGGTGCACCTTTATTATATTCTACTATTTGTAATTCTAATATTAAATCTTTACAATTTTTTAAGGCTTCTTTAGATCCTTTTAATACATCTAGTTCAGCACCTTGTACATCTATTTTTATTAAATCTGGCATAGGTAGATTTTTTGAACTTATAATACTATCTAAAGTTTTAGTTTTATATAATTTTTTATTACTTTCATTATATAATCTATTTGATTCAGAACTAATTTGTTCGTTTTCTTTATAATAACTATTTCCGCCAGGATGATAAGTGTTTTTATAAAAATTAACTTCTCTATCGTTTACATCACTTAGTACACCTATATGATATTGTAAATTATTTTCTTTATATAAAAATTCACACTCTGACATAGCTTCAAAAACAACATACTCAGCATTTGGCCATATTGTTTTAGCTTCACTTGTCCAATGTAGAACACAAGCACCTATATCATAAATTACTTTTGGTGATATACTTAAACTCTTTAAATAATCTACATGTATTTGAGGTAATAATTTTTTATTTGATAAATCTTTTAATCTGTCGGGTATATTAGGTTCATCTTTTTTTAAAGTTACTGTATTAGTAGGTGTACTTTCTACTTTAAAAATTGTATTACCTATATGTTCACAATGTACTGTTGTATCAGCAAATATACCAAAACCTTTTGCTTTAACTTTTCTACAAAAATCAACATCTTCTGATATTGTGTTTTTGTGATCTATTGCTGAATGATAAACAAAATGAGGATAAGATATTGATCTAAAAACTTCTCCTTTAATTAATACGCAGCCCATACCACAAGCTATCAATTCTACTAATGGAATATCCTTTATTTTTTCAAATGGTATATTTGAACAACCACCTCTATCATTAGGCTCATAAACTTCTAATATATGTTCGTTTTGTTTTCTTTGTATATAAAGGCCAGATACCATATCTTTATTATGACTTAAAAGTTTTTTAAGTGTATCTGGTGTAAATGAAATATCACTATCTACTGAAAAAAGATAGTCATAATTTTTTGACCAATCAGCAATTAAATTTCTTATTTGATCTATTTGATAGCCATAAAAAAATTGTAATTCTGTTGTATAACCCTCAGGTAT